CGGCGGTTATGTCTTGCACGTCCATCCTTTCGGAAGACGTGGCGAAGCTTCCGCTTCACATCTACCGCCGCCGGTCTGACGGCGGGAAGGAGATTGTGAAGGACCATCCGGTCGAACGGTTGCTTCAGCAGCCGAACAGCTTCCAGAGCCGGTTCGAGTTCGTCGAGCAGATGATGGTGGCGCTGCTCCTGCGGGGCAATGCTTACGCTTGTATCATTCGTGACGGGCGCGGGCGTCCGATTGCGCTGGTCCCGATCAATCCGGACCGCGTCTGGATTTATGAGGCCAAGACCGGCGAAATTTTTTACAACGTCGCGCGCCGTGGGCCGCACGACATCGCAATGCTTTCTTCGCTGCCTCTTATGGTGGCCGAAGAAGATATGTTCCACCTTCGGTGGCTGTCGCTGGACAACCCGCTTTACGGCGCGTCGCGCATCCAACTGGCGCGCGAGCCTATCGGCCTCGCGCTGTCGCAACAGGAACTTGCGGGCCGGTTGTCGGCGAATAACACCAACCTCGGTGGGGTTCTGGAAACCGACAAGCTGCTGTCCGAGGAATCCGCGCAACGCCTCACGAAGCGTTGGCAGGATTACAAGGGCGGACTTCGCAACGCTGGCGGCGTCGCCGTCCTGGAACAGGGTGTCAAGTGGAAGCCGCTGGGCATGACCGCGCAAGATGCGGAATTCATCGCCTCGCGCAATTTGCAAGTTGCAGAGATCGCCCGCATTTTCCGTATGCCTCCGCACAAAATCGGCGTGATGGAACGGATGGCGGGGAGCAGCGTCGAGCAAATTGACCAAGACTATGTGAACAACACCGTTTCCAGTTATCTGGAGCGGTGGGAAGCAAAGCTGGCGCAATGCTTCGGCCTCTTGGCGGAAGACGTTTTCGCTGAGTTTGACGTCACCAAGTTTCTGCGCGCGTCGCTTGCGACCCGCTACCAGTCGTACCGCACCGGCATCGTCGGCATGTTCCTCACGCCGAACGAGGCGCGGCGCGCGGAAGGTCTTCCGGACCATCCGGAAGGCGACACGCTGTTCCAGCCGACCAACGTTGCACCCATCGGGTTCGAACCGACCGGCGGCAACGAGAGCGGCCCAGGCAGCGACGTGACCGGCGCACCAGGTCACGGCGGACGTGGCGACGCGGCCAATTCGGAAGACGGCAACGCCGAAGACGGCAACACCGACCAAAGCCCCAGCAGCTAAACCTATTCGGAGCATCGAATGAAACGGAAAGCCTTCATCGGGCCGGATGCGGAAGCACGCTATCAGCGGGCCGGAATGTGGCTTCGCGCCACGGTATTCGAAAGTCCATCTGCCCGCGAATGGTGCGAACGGAACATGGTCCCCGTCCGCAAGGCCGCAACCGAGAGCATGGATTCCGCCGGCGGTTTCTTGGTCCCGGTTGAACTGTCGAACGCGATTATGGATTTGCGCGATATGTACGGCGCGTTCCGCCGCCGCGCGCGCGTTCAGCCGATGGCAACGGACACTATGACCGTCCCGCGCCATACCAATGGCGGAATGACCGCATCGTTCTTTGCGGAAAACACTGGCGCGTCCGCCGGAAGCTTTACGGTGGATCAAGTCCAACTAACCGCTCGCAAGCTGGGCGCAATCGTCACAATGTCGTCCGAACTCGAGGACGACGCGCTGACCTCAATGGTTGATTACGTCGCCAACGAATTGGCGTGGGCCTTCGCGGTCAAAGAAGATCAGTGCGCGTTCCTCGGGGACGGGACGTCCACCTACGCCAGTCTGGTTGGCATTTCCAAGCTGGTGCTCGACGGCAATCATGCCCAAGCCAAGGTGACCGCCGCGAGCGGACACAACACCTTCGCCAACATTGACCAGACTGACCTCACCTCCCTTATGGGTGCGGTGCGCGCTTCTGCGATTCCGAACGCCGCGTGGTTCTGCTCCGCAACGGCGTTTGCACAATCCTTCTGCCGTCTGTCTTCCGGTAGCGGCGGCGGTTACCTGTACGTCGCGGAAGTGGATGGAATCCAGACGCCGCATTATCTGGGCTTCCCGGTCATTCTCACTCAGGCGTTGCCGCTGGTGACCACCACGCTGTCCGGTTCGGTCATGCTGGCGTTCGGCGATATGTACGCTGGCGGCATCCTTGGCGAACGGCGCGGCATCACCATCGCGCGTTCACGCGACCGCTATCTGGACATCGACCAAGTCGCAATTCTGGGAACGGAACGGTTCGACGCCATCATTCACGACGCGGGCGACAACGCGAACAAGGGCAGCATTGCTGCACTGGTGGGCAACTAATGAACCTCTTTTCCATTGATGACTTCCGCGCCAGCGCCCGGAACTGCGAAAAGCTTGAGGGCACGATCCAGCGCCTTGCTACTGGCGCGGCGACGCAAGTTGATGGCGCGACGCGCACGCTGCGCTTCTGCTTCTCGGACGGGACCGTGGACCGCGCCGGGGACAGCATCAACGTTGAAGGCTGGGACCTTGGTCCGTTCCAGAAGAACAGCGTCGCCCTCTGGGCGCATGACGGTTCCGCGCCGCCTATCGGCCGCGCTTCGAACGTTGGCGTCGTTGGCTCCCGCCTTATGGGCGACATCGAATTCGCGTCGGCGGAAACCTATGAATTCGCCGACACGATTTACCGGCTCTGCAAGGACGGGTTCATTAACGCCGTCAGCGTCGGCTTCATTCCGAAGGAATGGTCCTTCACCAAGGACAAGGACCGGCCCTATGGCATCGACTTCAAGAAACAGGAACTTCTCGAAATCTCGGTCTGCCCGGTGCCGTGCAATTCCAACGCACTAGCCGAAGCGCGCGCGAAGGGTATCGACACTTCGCCTCTGCGCCAGTGGGCGGAAAAGGTTCTGGACGAAGGCAATTCCATCATCGTCCCGCGCACGATGCTTGAGGAAATTTTTAAGGACGCCAAGACCCCGCACAGCGCCCGCGCGAAGTACCGCGCTCTGATTGAGGAGAAGCCCGAAATGCCCGCGCCCGTCAAAGCCATGGACGAGGAAAGTGCTTCGCCGCTGGTCGCTACCTGTGGCCGCGCGAAGGATATGGAATGCGGCATGAAGGATCCTGCCGAGTGCGCTATCCACGCTCCGGAAACCAAGGCGGTGACCACCAAGGCTGGCCGCAAAATTTCCGCCGCCAATAAGGCGAAGCTTCAGGAAGCCCTCGACCACCACGAAAAGTCCGCGCAATGCATTAGGGACGTTCTCGGTGACGACGGCGACGATGACGACGACGAAGACCCGAACGCTGAGGAACCGGATAAGTCCCCGGCGGCACCGGAAGTCCAGGTCGAAGAACTCCGCGACGATCTAAGCCCCGCAGAACTGCGCGCCGCTGAAGTGCGCGCAATCCGCGACGCGCTGACGAAATAGGTGCGAGGGCGCAGTTGGCCGCCCTTGTGATGAAGCGGCTTTGAATATGCCGCGCCTAATAAGCCAACGACCCTTTCACTAATTCCCCGGTTGGCGGGGTTGCCAGACGCGCGCTTAGGCAACGCGCACGCAGCGTCGTGAGACGCCGCATCCCATAGATGGAGAAGCCAGCAATGGCAAAGAAGCACGAACTCCGCCAAGCCCTGAGCAAGGCGGTTGACGAACTGGAAATCCTCGCCGGTAAAACGGAAGCCGAGGGCTTCAAGTCCGAAGTGTACGAGGCCCTGAAGTCTCGTATTAACGACATCAAGACCCAGCTTGAGCGGGTTGAGGAAGCCGAGAAGGTTGCCGCCGCGTTGGCGACTCCCGTCGCGGGTTCCAACACCGGCACCCCGTTCGCGCCGCCGTCCGCCCACAAACTCTATGGCTCGCTGAAGAATTTCCGCGACCGTGAGATTGGTGGTCGTACCGTGCGCGCGGTCGATCAGGCTTATACCGCCGGTATGTGGATCAAGGCCGCGCTGTTCGGCAACCGCGAAGCGGCGGAATGGTGCCGCAATAACGGTATCGCCATCAATAAGGCGCAGGGCGAGAACGTTGACGGCGCTGGTGGCTTCCTTGTTCCGGAAGAACTGCTGGCGAACATCATCGTGCTGCGCGAAATGTATGGCGTGTTCCGCCGGGAATGCCACGTCGTCCCGATGGGTAGCGACACGCTGAACTGGCCGCGCCGCGTCGGTGGCTTGACTGCCTACTTCACTGGTGAAAACACCGCGATCACCGAATCCCAGGCTGCTTGGGATAACGTGAACCTGACCGCGAAGAAGCTGGGCGTGCTGACCCGCATGTCCAACGAAATCTCGGAAGACGCGGTTATCAATGTGGCCGACTGGCTGGTGGGCGAAATCGCCTATGCCTTCGCGTTGAAGGAAGACCAGTGCGGCTTCAGCGGTGACGGCACCAGCACCTACGGCGGAATGCGCGGCCTGACTACCTTGTTCTCGGACGGCACTCACAGCGCCGGCGGGTTCACGGTTTCCAGCGCCACGCTGTCCTCGCTGTTGCTCAAGGACTTGACCTCCACGATGGGCAAGCTTCCGCAATACGCGATCAGCGGTGCGAAGTGGTATATGTCGCAGCAGATGTTCTACACGGTCGTTGCGACCATTACCGCCGGTGCTGGTGGCAACCGTCTGGACGTCTTGACCGAAGGTGTCGAGCCTCGCTTGCTCGGCTTCCCGGTCGTGATGGCGCAGGCTGCTCCCATCGTCACGCCTGGTTCCGGCAAGCCGATGTTCTATTTCGGCGACTTGAGCAAGGCCGCTGCAATGGGCGAACGCCGTGGCGTGATGGTGAAGCGTTCCGACCATCGTTACTTCGAAAACGACCAGGTCGGAATCTTGGGCACCGAACGCTTCGACATCAACGTCCACGACATCGGAGACACCGTGAACGCTGGCCCGCTGGTTGCGGCTCTGTCGCCGTAATCGGCAATCGCTGGCGGTCTAAACCGCCGCCAGCTTTTTTCTTTCGGCGTCGTGAGACGTCGCAGACCCATAGAAGGAGTTTTCCAACA